AGCCGGTAAGGATGCGGCCCTCCAGCGCGCTCTTGTCCACCAAGATGACGGGCGTGGTGACCGCGATATACCCCGACCAGCTGACCTGCCGGCCAGAGCCAGGGATGAAGCGTCCACGAACCTTGTACGTCGTCGCCGAGACGATGTTGGCGGAGATCACCACCTCGCCGAGGGGAACGGTGGAGGGAGCCGTGGCGCCCTCATAGATGATCTCGGTCAGGCCATTGTCCCAGACCTGGAACTCGACCCCGATCACGTCGTCGATGTCGTTTCCGTCCCAGAGAAGGCGGATGGCGGCCTTGTCGAGGCCGGAGGCGGTGGTGAGCCGGACGGGCTCTGCATCCCAGTCGTCGATCGCCTGCGCCGGCGGGTAGACCAGCGGCGTCGGGCTGATGATGATCGGGCTCTCGTCGGTGGTCTCGTCCCAGTCATAATCGGAGGGGTCAACCTCCTTCAGCTGCACACCGACCAAGAAGTTATCCATGTCGGTGGCGGCTTCGACCGAGAACAGCTTGTTCGTGTAGCCGTTGCGCTCAGAGGTCCACGAGATGAAGTCGACGCAGGGCTCAAGCCGCCAGGCTTCGGGCGCGAGCGGCAGGGCGTGCCGGCGCTCGCGGCGATAGTCGTTGAGCGCGGCCTTCATCAGCCGCTGCACCTGCGTTCCCGAGGTGACATAGTCCAGCTGGACGTCGACCGGCTGCCGGCGCCCGCCGTCAATCGCCTCGAGGTCGGTGCGGATCAGCGCGGGCGCGTCCTTGGCCGTCCAGCCCTCGCCCGGCTCAACGTACTTGGCATTCACCGAGTTGACGATGTCCTGCAGCCCGAAGAAGGGCTCAAAGGTCTGCTGCTCATCCGTGCGAATGTCGGCATCGGTGATGGACAAGACCGCCACGCCAGCGGCCCCTACGTGGGGCTTGTAGACCCCGCCGATCTCACCGAGGCGGCCGTTGCAGGTCCGGAGCAGGTCCTCGATGACGTCGGCCGGCTCCATGTCGAGCCGGATTTCGCCGGCGCAGCGGAACTGCGGCTCGGTGCCGCCGCCGTTGAGGTCGATATCGACGTCGCACTCGTTGGCCGCGGCGTTCCAGGCGGCAAAGGGCAGCTGCCGGGCGCCGACCGTCTGGCCACCGAAGAACCACTCGTCCACGTAGCTGATGCCGCGCAGGACGTTGTAGCTGACCACCATCGGGTTATCGGCCGCAGCGGTCCAGGTCGCGGGGTTGTTCCAGCGCTGGGAGCCCGAGCCGCCGGCCGTGGTGTCCTCGCGGGGGTCATAGAGCGGGATGCCGCGGCAGACGAACTTGAAGGACGGGAAGCCGCCGAACAGGTCGCGATTGTGGCGGCAGATGACGCGGACATAGACGACGCCGCGCCCGACACGGCCGCTGTCATAGGGGCGCTCGGTATCGCTGCCGAACTGCGCGACCATGAAGGCATCGGCGGTGGTCTGGGTGCCGTCGAAGACCTCGACCCACATATGATCGCGGCCGTCCTTGTTGAACTCCGGAATCGGGATGCCGTAGGTGCCGGCCGTGCCGCTAGGGTTCCACGTCGCCTTGGTGCCGTTCGGCCAGATCTCCTGCACCGCGGCGCGGCCTCCGCCAATGGGAAGGTCGGCCAGCGCGAAGACGAAGGCGACATAGGCGTTCGGGGTCTTGCCCTCCTGCCCGAAGGAGTTCCAGTAGACCAGGCTGTGCGTGACGAGGGCCTTGGCGCCGACCGGGAAGGACCGCGGCACCACGCCGCCGGTCTGCAGCTTGCCCGTCGTGCCCCCCACGGCATCCGCGGGCCGCTTGCGGAACAGCGCGCCAACGAGCAGCTGCGCACCGACGCCGATGGCCAGCGCGATGACTGATCCAACGATCGTCGCAGCCGTGCCGGTGATACCGAGGATGCCGGCGATGGCCAGGCCGATCGGCAACGCCTGGGCGTGCGTCGTCGCCCCGAGGACAAGCCACAGGGCCAGGAACATGGCGGTGATGTGGCTCATGGGACCCGGAAAGCCTTGCTCATCTGGGTGCGATCGACGACGCCGATGCCGTCGATGTGAAGGACTGCGACCTGTTCGCCGATGACGATGCCAAGGGCCCCGCCGAAGCAGCTGTCGTCGGGGATGAAGGCGACGTCGCCGACGCAGGCGCGGACGGGGTCAATCTCATCCAGCCGGGCTGCGACGAGATCGGCGAGGTCAGCGAACCCCTCGTTGCGGATCACGCGCATGGCGCCAACCTCGGTCGAGTAACGGCCGCGGAAGGGCTCGGCCAGATCCTCGCCCGTCATGGCGAGGACGCAGTCGGCCGCCATGAGGGCGCAGTCGACACCTGATGCGAAGTCGAAGGGCTGCCGGCGCCGCTCTTCGATCGCGGTGTGGAGACGGTGGCGCCAGTCCTTGAGCCGCTTCACTGCGGATTCCCCGTGATCCCGATGAAGGTCTGCACCGACTTGCCGTTCTTTCGGTGCTCACCCCAGGCGACTTCCCAGTCCCCGACCGTGTTCACGTCCTTGTAGAAATTGTCCCCAGTGGCCCGCGCGATCTGGCTTTCGTGTGAGCGCACGGCAGGGTTCTTTCGGGTGAGCTCGACGGTCTGGGAGACGCAGCGCAGACTGGCCTTGGACGTTCCGTTCAGCGCCGCGGTGACGATCGGAGCCTCATCGACAAAGCCGACGAAAACCGGCTTCGCCGGCGCGACCAGGTTGAAGGTGCCGGGCGTGAAGATGCCGCGATAGATCTGGATGGGCGCCTGCCGGCCGTCATAGGTGCGCAGGAGCGCCGCAGTCGCCTCGTCGATGGCCGAAAGTGTGACCTCGACCCGGCGCACCGCGATGTCAGAGGCCCGGGTGATCTCGCCGACCTCGACGAGGGCGCCGCCGTTGAATGACCGGGAGACAGTGGAACCCGTCAGCGCGTCCACCACATCGCAGGTGAAAGGGCCACCATCGGACCAGAAGCCGACACCGACCTGCTCGCTCGTCTCGCGGTCCTTTGGCAAGACCCAGACGAAGTTGCGGGCGTCGACCGTGGGCTGCTGGAGCGCCGTGATTTCGGCGCTGTCGAGAGAGAACATCAGGTCACCACCTGCATGGCGTCGAAGGACAGCATGTCGATCGCGCCATCAGCGTCCGGGTTGTAGCTGCCGGGCACGATGCGGAACTCGGCGACAGGCCGGACCAACGCCACAGCGTCATTGACCGCTGCGCCCTGCCGGATGGCGGGGTGCACCTCGAACTCGGCAGTCTCGCCGGAGCCGTTCGCCGTAATGGAAGCCGCGACCATCTGGTGCAGCGCCTTCTTGGTCGACGAGTAGGTGAAGCCGACATAGTCGCCGCGGGTCAGCACGTAGCCAACCGGCAGGCCCTTGAGCGCAAGGCTCTTGCCGTCCGAGCCGAGCGACTTGATCTGCACCGTGCTCGAGCCGAGCGTCGCGCCGGTGGGGTCGGCCTTCGGGCCGGCGCGGCGCAGGTCGTAGGCGAAGAAGCTGCCGATGGACTGGCCAAGCCCGCCGATGACAGCGTGAATGGCCGTCGCGTCCTCGCGGTCGAGCGCCGGGCACGTCAGAGACATGCGCCAGAGGGGAGCCCTCTGGTTGAGGACGCGGATCTGCCCGCCGGCCTGCCCGCTCGTCTCCTGCCCATAGTCGGGCCGGAACGAGCCGGAGGCGCCGTAGGCCGCCAGGAGGTCGATGAGGGTGGTGTCGGGCATCAGGCGCTCTTGAGGGTGCGGTCGCGGCGGGCCTGGCTGACGATGCCGGGGATCTTCGCCTCCATGGCGCGGTCACGGCGGTCGAGCTCCGCCTTCAAGGTGGCGACCGTGTTCGCGTCAGCGTTGCCCTGCACGGTGATGTTCGTCACCGGAGCGAAGGTCGTGTTGCCTCCGCCCATGCCGGCGACGCCGAGGCGGCCGTCAGCGGTGCGGCGCAGCGGCATGATGGCTTCGGGTCCAGCCTCACCCATCAGCCCGACGCCCTTGGCGAACGGGAACACGGTCGGCTGCGTCACGATGGAGTTCGTGAAAGCACCGCCCTTGGCGAAAGGCACCAGGTTATCGTTGGCGAAGACGCCGCCCTTGGCGAGGATCGCGGTCATGGTTGAGCCGCCACCGCCCCCGCCCAAGAGCGAGCCGAGGATGCTGCCGAAGCCGCCGGATCCACCGAAGGCGCTCATGAACAGCTGCTGCGCCGCCATGTCGATGAGCTTCTGCGCGATGCGGTTGAGCGCGTTCAGGCCAGCCTGCGCGAAGCTCTCCCAGAGGTTCTTGCCCTGCGACAGGCCCTGCCCGATGTCCTGGAAGAACGACGAGAACGTGCCCTTGGCGAAGTCCTGCAGCTCCTTCAGCTGGCGCTGCGCCTCGCGGGCCTTCTTGATGGCGGCGGCGATGCGGCCGTATTCGTCCGACTGTTCGCGCAACTGCTGCAGCTGCTCGTCCGTAAGCGGCTTCCCGTCGCGCTTGGCGACGTTCAGCGCTCGCTCGTAGGCGAGTGCGGCTTCGCGCTGCTCCGTCGATTGACCGATCGTCGCGAGTTCCTGCCGGGCGAGCGCATTGCGCTCTTCCAGCTGGCGCAGGGCGCGTGCGGCCGAGCTCTCCTGGTCATCGTTGCCGCCACCGCGCGGCGTGAGGTTCGGCCGCTCGCGGAAGGAGCGCGGGGCGCCCGCCAAGCCACCGGAAAGCCGGAAACGCTCATTTGCTTGCCCCCGGAGATCGCGCGGGTCGGCATACTCCCCACGGTTGGCCAGCTCGGCGTCGACATCGCGGATCGTCTTGCGGATTTCCTGAATGCGCGCATTGATCCGATCGACTTCCTGCGTGTCGGCGTAGCGACGGCTTTCTTCAAGGCGCGCGGCCTCGCCTTGGAGGCGCGTGATGTCGCTTTCGCCACCGTCGCGGCGCGTGCGCAGCGTCGATGTCGTCGCCAGCCCTTGCGCACCTGTGAGCGCGGATATGATGCGCAACGCCTCGGTTGCGAGGGGGCCAAGCTGGGCGGCAACGTTCGCGATTACGGGCGCAATCTCGACCAACGCGGCTCGCAGGTTCGCCGAGACCACGTTCGACAGCTGCGCCAGCACCTGATCGGCCTGCCGCGCCTTCGTGATCATGTCCTGGTCGACGGCGAGGCCCATGGCGCGCGCGGCGCGCTCATACTCGCTGATGGCATCGCGGCCGGCGCCGAGGACGCGAAGAACGCGCTCGCTGTCCGTGCCAAAAGCCTCTTGCGCCAGTTGCAGGCGCTTCACCTCGTCGGTGGTGGTGCGGAGCGCCTCAGACACGAGACGCAGGCGCTCTTCCTGGGTCGGAGCCGTCTGGAATGCTCGCGCGAGGGCGGGCGAAATATTCGACATCGCCTTGTAGAAGGCCTCTGCATCGTCGCGGGCCTTCTTCGACACGTCGGAAAACTGCTCGAGCGCCTTCTTGATCTCGCTTTGCGACGCGCCGGCCGCCCCGGCCGCAGAAAACAGACCCGAGACGAGTTCGGGCCGCAGTCGGTTGTCCTCGGCGACCTTGGCGAGTTCAAGGATCTCGTTCTTCGCCTTCACAAGGCCGGCGGTGAACGCGCCGAAAGCAGCACCCGCGCTGAGACCGATGAAGCGACCGAGCGACGCATGGGCGCGCTGAGTTGCGCGCTCCATATCTTCAAGGCCGCGGGCGGCCGATCGGGTCTGTCCCTGCAGGGCGTTCGCCACGGCGCCGGCGCGGGAGCCGATTTGCTCAAGCAGGCGAAGCTCGGCGATAGCCTTGTCCAAGCCTTGCGACGAGACTTGAATGCCGAGCTGTGCAATATCAGCCATTGCTCACCTTTGGAGACAGGGATGCGCTACGCATTGGGTTTTGCGGTTGTGTTGGGGACCTGCGTCGCCGCCGGCGCGCAGAGCGCGGCCCTTGATGCGGTCGAGAACGCGTGCGCGGTTCGCGGCGCTATAGCGCTGTCCCCGATCCCAGCTGGGGGGACCATCACCGTGAAAAGTGCGACCACCGTCCCCCCGCGCAGCGGCGGCGAGACAATGGTCCTGCTGCGCTACGAGGTGGTGGCCTTGGGCCGGACGGCTCTGTACGGGGTGAACTGCTTTGTAGGGAACGATGGCCGCATTAGGCTGGACGGCCCCAACGTTGTTAGGCCTTAGGGCGCGTTCTGCCTTGCCTTCATCCCAGCGAAGAGCGCCTTGACGGCGGCTGGGTCCTTCATTGAGACGCCGGCCTCCTTCGGCTTGTCCTCGCTGCCGAAGATGGCCTTGAGCATCTTCAACCGGCCTTCATAGGCCATGACGATGCTGATCATCCGAGTGTCGAGGGTTTGATCCTCGGTCCACCCGAGCCACCCCATGCCGATCTCCATCAGCCAGATGAAGTAGTCGGCATGGGTCAGGCTTCCCCCGAAGCCTTCTCCTTCTCGGTCGGCTCGCTCTCACGGCCGCCGCGCATCAGCCGGCCGATGTACTCGGTCAGCGGCTCGACGAGGGTGTCGAGACCGGAGGCGAACACATCGTCCTCGACGAGGTTCGGGCGCTTGCCGAGACCCGCCGCGACCACAGCGCAGTAGGTGGAGAACCGGTACTGCACGAGGCCGTTAAGGATTTCCGCGAAGCTGCCCGCGCTGTTGTCCAGTTCGCGAAGGGCGCGCGGGGTGCACTTGAGCGTGACCGTTCGCCCGTTCAGGAGGATGTCGGTGTCACCGTTCACGGGTCACCTCAAATCAGCGCCGAGAGGTTTTCGTAGATCTGGCTGTCCACGCCGACGTTGAAGGTGCGCTTCACAACGTCGCCGTTCGCGCCGACGTTCATGCGCTTCGACATGACCTTGCCGCGGAAGTAGAAGACCGAGTTCGAGTAGAGCTCAGACGGGGCGTCGGGCACCTCGACCTTGAACCCGTAATTGAACTTGGTCGCCTCGGCGGCGATCATGGCGACCTGGCCGGTCTGGGTCGGGTTGTGACCGACGACCACGGCGAGCGTGCCAGCATCGCGTGCACCCTTCAGCTTGCGCACACGGCCGTCCTTGAGCGCCGAGAACGTCACGGCCGCGGCCTCGTCGCCGAACTCACCGAGGTTCTCGACCGGGTCGACCTCAACCCACGTCAGGGCCTCGAACTCGGCGATGGTGTCGACGGTGTCAAGCACCGCCGCATTCGAGATGTAGAAGCGAGCGCCGAGGCTCGTGTTGATTTGCGTCATCGGGGTCTCTCCAATGTGAAAAACCCCGCCGAAACGGGGTGTTGCTACCGGCTAAGCCGGGATCAGGTGAATGCGCGCCAGTAGATCGTGACTGGCAGCATGATGCGGGTGTCATCCCTGATCACCGGACCGAGCTCGGCCCGGGTGACCTTCACGGACACACCCTCGCTGGTAAGCCTCAGGCCCGCGGGGAAGTGCGCGGCGATCTGGCCGGCCACCTCCTTGGCAGTGACGTGCCCCTCGCCGAGAGGCCGGAACACGTCGATCTGCATCAGGCCCGTGCGGTCGGTGGTGTCGCCCTTGAGGCCGAAGGGCTGCGTGCCCGCCGGCAGTTCGTTGACCCTCAGCCAGGCATTGCCCGCCGGCGGGGAGAATTCCTTGTTCGGCCACGCGATCGGCAGGGCCGGCGAGAAGGTCAGCGTGCCGACCCGCGCGAACAGCGCGCGCATCACCTTTGTGTCGGCATAGGTCGCCATCCGAACCACCTTCGCTTTGCGCCTGCGGAGCCCGCTGGGAAGTGCGCTGTCACCGCAGCCAGCCCCAAACCCGCCCTGCCTTGATCTGATAGATGAGGCTCTTGCTCACGCCGAACCTCTGACTGATCGCGCTGTATGGCTCTATTCCGAGCCGCGACCGGATATCTTGAACGTCTGCCTCGCCCAACTTGGCTTGCGCATTATTGCGCCCGCGCGGCACCGTGCCGTGGACCACCATATCGGCGTGGTTCTCCTTGGCCGTTGCCCATCGCAGGTGGCGCGGGTTCACGCATCCCTCGTGGCCCTTTCCGCACGAGTGCGCGGCCTCATGTTCTGGCGTCGGCGCCGGCCCATGCGCCAGCGTGCACATGAGCCTGTGGGCGTACTCGCGCTCGCCTTCAGCCGTTAGAACACCTCGCCCCAATCCAGCTGTGCCGAACGGCCATTTGAGGCATTCGTCACTCGTGGTCGAGACCCTGCCGACAATCCATGCCCGGAGCGTGTCAGGCGACACCCTGCCCGCGTCGGGGTTACCGTGTCGCTGCCATCGCCCGTAGTGCTCTATGCACCAGCCGCGCTTTGCTGCAGGCCGATCACACGGACCGGCTGCGCACTTTGCACCTTTGTTCTTCGCGCGAATGGGCTCCAATCGGCCGTACTTCCGCAAACTCTCATAGTGCTTCTTGCAGAAGCCCTTAGTTTTGGCGGGCCGGTTGCAGTTGAGGGCCGTACATGCTTTCAAATCGTCAGCCATATCGAACCTTGCCGTTCGTTTTTGGTCAGGGCTGACGAGCGTGTTTGCAGCACCTCGTCAGCCCGCAAAACATACGACTTTTCAATTTGTTACTCAACGGAAGACCGAGAAATGTCTCAAAAGCCCGTTGATGACGACACCGCTTACAACCTGCTTCATTCTGCGCTGCTCGCTTTGGGCACTGCACCCGGCGAGACCACCCGCGGCAACACCGCGCTCGAGGCGGCGCGGACCATGCTGCGGCTGCTGCAGCTCGGCCTCGTGAAGGCGATGGAGGACAACGCCGATCACGTCGAGGGGCTCACGTCAGGCGAGCGAAGCCCTTCAGGGCCCGGTTCTTCGCCTCCAGCGACACCTGATTGACGATCTGCTGCCACTGCGCGACGGCCTGCCCCACATAGCGGCGCGGGGCCATACGGCTGGTTCCGTATTCGACGAACAGCGCATAGTTCGCGGTGTAGCCAGCCGTGATCGTGTCGCCGAGCCGGGCGCCGGCAATCACCGCAGAGATGTTCGGGCCCGGCCGCGCGGCGCCCTGAGGGCGCGATGCCGGCGGCACCGGCACGTTGATCCCGACCTGCAACGACGAGCGCAGGAACCCGGTGTCTACCGGCGTTGCGTCCTGGGCCTTCTGGATGACCCGTTTCGCGCTCTCCCGGAAAACAGCTGTCAGCCGCTCCTGCGTCTGCGACGTCCAGT